CTAAATTATCCTAAAGTTTCTGTAGCTATCTTTCAGTTCATCTACAGATTTACCATAGACCTTATAAATCATTGTCGTATCAGTGTGTCCAACCTGCTTGGCTATGTCCTCAGGCTTAATACCATTAGCTAAACTGTGAGAAATAAACGTGTGTCTTGCTAAGTGTGGATATACTTCAAACCCTAATTCCTCTCTAGCAGGTCTTATGAAGTTATCATAGACGTTAGTGTACGACAAATGACTAACTTTACTTCGGTTTTCACATAACCATTTTGTCGTGTTGCTTTCCTTTTTCTTCTTCAAGAGTTGCCACAAGTAACTGTCGTAAACATAAGTTTTACGCTTACTAGACACTGTCTTTGTCGCCTTACGCCCATATAAGCCTTTGCCAACGATACCTATAGAACTGTTAATGTTTATGACTACTAAGTCATCTTCTAGCAGTTCTACTTCATCATTATAGAGTGCTAAGGCTTCACCTATACGCAATCCTGATTTAAACAGTAGATGGATTAAGTATTCTAATTTGTGACCCTTAACCCATTCAAATAGTTTAACTAGTTGCTGTCTAGTGAGTGGCTTACGTTTCTTCTTAGGGCTTCTGTATCCACGTGGGAAGTCTAGATAGCTGTAGAGGTCTTTAGTTATCACTTCAGTCCTGTATAGCTTCCTAAGTGTTGTCTGTAGTAACCCTCTGCAACCTTGTCGGTTAACTGTAATGGATTCGACAAATCCCATGAGTTTAGCCACTGTTAGGTCTTTAATCTGTGTGTTCTTAAAGTATGGTTTGAAGTACTTCTTTAAGACACCTCTATAACCAACTTTAGTTCCTTCAGCCCACTCTTGTTTTTCTATGAAGTTTGAGCAGTAGTTGACGTAAGTTCCTAGAGTTAACTCAATGGATTCATCACGACTAGCTATCAGTTGTGCTCTAGCTAACTCTGCTTCCTCTTTTGAGTTATACCCTTGCTTGGTCTTAGCGTACATCACATTACCATGTTCATCGTAACCTATCGGCAACTGTCGAATGTAATAGTACACCTTACCACTTCTTTGGACTACTCTTTGAATTTTCCCCTTGTTCATACTCTTACTATCCTTTCGTTTAACAAGGGGTACTACTGTATGACTAACTTTAGCATACATTGAAGGATAGTATTTGTAAAGTAACTCCATATACTTGTCTGTAGTTATAATAAGTCGACCATTAGTATCCTTAGGGACACTCAATAGTTTTAATTTCTTTCTAATCGTTGCTTCAGTCACACCTAAAGTCAACGCTATGTCTCTTATAGTGTGCATAATGCCAACCTTTCAAATAAAAAAAAAGGACACCCATTGAACTTAATCAATGAATGTCCATAAAGGAGACTCTTAAAAAATCATGGTGGTAACCCTTTAGAAATCTAAAGGAGAATGTGAGGGAGAACTTAAGGGAGATACTTTAGTAAACTAAAGGACTTACCACCAGTTTATCTTAAGTTATACTTTAGTTAACTAAAGGACTTCTAACGTCAACTTAAGAGGACGTATAGATATAACTTTAGTTTTTCCTTTTGTCGTCCTTCTCTTTATCGTGTTCCAATTAAACAGGTATATAATTATGTACCAATTAGATTAATCAAGAACAAATATTTCATTTTGTCCACCCCTAATAGAATTCCTTAGATACAAAGTTATACCTATTGCCAATCTTATTGTCGCCCTTATCTTCAATCCACATGACACCTCTATCAGGGTCTAGCCACTGCTCTAGTTGTCTTTCGATAATCTCAGCACGACCAAAGGATTCATCTCTATCCATCTGTTCTAGCCAATACTTGACTGCCATAGTTAAGACATCAAGACGGTCATCATGAGCAAGGCTACCTCTATCTCTACTAAGGCGTGTCATTTGATAGAACAAAGAATACTGAGGATTAGCTTCATAGATAGCATAGTCATCAGTGATAACTTGAGTATGCATGATGAGCTTATGTCGCATAAGTACAGGCTCTAGAGTATCAATGATACGTGCTTCCTTTTGTGTATAGTTTTTAACTTCACTGATAGCACAAGGGTGTGTACGTATGACTATAGGGGTAATCAGTTTAGTAAACATACCATCACCAAAGTTCGCTTCAATGACAATCTCATTAACCCCATGGAACTTCGCTTTGTTGGCTAACTGCTGTAAGACACTATCAGAATAGCCACCCTTAAAGCCCCCTACTTCCATACAGAAAAGAAAACCATTGAGGTACTTAATGACTGCATAAGCGGTTTCATCTTTCAATCTTTACTGCTGTCCAACCTTTATGGTGTTTACGTTTTCCTTTAGCTACCTTACGAATATTTTGAGCTGTAAGGTTGTTCTCTCGACAAAACTGAGTTAGTGATACAGGTTCATATGTAATACCTTCAGGACTAACTAGTCTATACTTCTCACCTGTCCCAAAGTTAGCAGGGGTATGTCCAATCTGAAATTTCGTCGGTCTACATGTCTGACATATTGTCCCTTCTTTTCTTTTAGGCAAATACTTACCGCACATAGGGCATCTAACTGTTTTCTTATTGCCCCCTGCCATGACATTCCAACCCATGTGTCGTCTTGGTCTCAACTGATATTCCATATCTAATGCTTTGTCTTTAGGTAACATTGCAAGCTGTTCAATGACGACAAAGTCTCTACCTAGTTCTCTAAGTTTTCTACCAACCAACTTCTGACTATTCATATGTTGTCCTAAGCGGTACTGTAGGCTTCTTCTAGTTATTCCTATGTAACCTTTATTGATGTCTACTTCTCCTAACTCATGGATAAAGTAAACTTTGTATAATCTTGTCTTACTTCTAAATTCTGTCATTTGTTACTCCTGTTTAGTTGTTACAATAGTTCGCTACACTATTTCAATATGTTTCCATACTGTTCAGACTATATCTTCGTTATCCCTCTGTTTCCACTCAGCTTGAGTGTACTGATAGTCGTTGCACGTTCCATAAGGCTTCGTTCAGGATTACCATAGATTTCTCCTTAGGCTTCCCTGAGTTAAAAGGGTTTATTTTATTAGAGTGGGTGAGGCAAAATGAAACACCACGCCCACTTGGGTCTATTGCCATGACTGAGCCACTGTAAGGTAAGACATCACTACTACGACTATTAGGTTCATAATAGTAGTCACCTTTGAGTGCTATACAAGGTATGTCATGCAACCTATTAAGTCGTTCATTAGACCAACTATATGTAATACTTGCTTCGTTCATATCAAGGCTCGACACAATTAGGTCTGAGACTTTAAGCGGATACTTCTCAGCGTCACTAAGATTAGTGTTAAGCATGAACTGTAAGGCAAACCCTGCTTTACCATAAGACAACCTACGTTTATATATTTCTTCTTCATTAAATCGTTTAGGGTCTGTAGGTTTACCTGAGTACAACTCAGGATTACTATCGTACTTGTCGGCTATAACTTTGGCTAAACGTTCGCCATAGTAGTCACGTTCACTTTGTGTCTCAGGATACATGACTGTCCATATGCGTGCCTTATAGCCTCTTTGTTGTAACTCATTGTACAAACTCATCTCATTCTGTGGTGTTCCTAGATAAATGATGTACCCATTAGGCTTGATGATAGCGTCAAACTCTTTAACGGCTTCTCCTAATTTGTCTCTCTGTATCTGAGTACCACTATTGTTAGGTACTTCCACGTCATCAGCTAAAAGTATATCTGCACGTGTCCCTGTGATTTGACCTGTGATACCAACAGATTTAACTGAAGGAGAAATATCAGGTACTGCTTCGCCAACATCAAATAAGTTTTGTTGGTCTCGTTGTCCCTTCCTTGGCTTCAAGTGTTCAAGGAACTCAAGAGACCTAATGATGTTTCTAATGAACACTGCATTGGCGTCTGCACGGTCTTTACTTGCGGATATAATCTCAATCTTTAACTGAGGGTCTCTCCACAACTGCCATACACAAAAGGCACAACTTATGAATGACTTAGCGACACCACGAAAGCCTTCAATAATGAAACGGTCATTAGGAAGGTTCTGTAGTGTATTCGCTATGTCGTATTGTAGTTCTGTAGGTTCAGGAAGATTGATAGCTTCCCACACCATAAAGAGGAAGACACGAAAATCCTCTTTAGCTTTAATAATCTGTTCAGTAGTCCATTTTGTCGCCATCAGTCTTCTTCCTCGTCATCATCAAAAATAGGAATTTCTTTAGCCACTGTTTGTTGGACTATGGTTGTTAAGTTAGCTGTTGTCTCAAGACGGTGGTCTTTCATAAACCTGCGGACTTTCTCAAGAAATGATGGATTCCTTCTGAGTTCAGGGTCTTCCAACCCTTCCTTAAGCGCCATCACTTCAAGTTCAGCAATCGTGTCTATCGCTGTTCGTCTATCGAAAACTTCAATATCTTTCTTACCCATATGCTCCTTTCTATGTCTCAAATGCTACTCAGGAACGTGATTGAGCGTCTCTAGAATGTTTTAGGTATAAATACCTTAGAAAAATCTTTCAGGCTATAAATCCTTCTCCTGACGCACTTATTTAACAATTATCACGTTGTCCTTGTTTCTCTTTATGTATGTCTCAGGACTTGTTCCAAAGCGGTAAGGGAATAGAGGACAATCTGTCATAACACAAAACTTAACTTCATTAGATTGATTACAAGTGCAATCTAAACACTTCTGTCGAATAGCTTTTGCGTATGAAATTGTTTTAGGTACTCTGAGACGCACTTTTTTACCCATTATGTTTCTCCTTATATAAAACCATTAGAAAACAATTAGAGACGCTAAAACCTCACTGTGAGCAGGCTGTAGCGTCTCAAATTGAATATCTGTTAAAACCACTTAGTTACTGTGGCTTCAATTCTTTTATGTTCACTTTTCTTTTTCCATAACTCTGCTTTTAGGTCGACATCAAACTCTTTTGTCTGATAACTTGCACGAACACCTACAGATAGGTCTTTAGTTCCATTCGACAAGTCATTTTCAATGTAGACCCCTTTTTTAAACTTAGGCTGTTCAGGGACAACTAAGTCAACAACTACTTGTCGTTCTTCAGTCACCACTAGTTTTCCATTGTCTAGCTTATGGTCTTCCTTAACAGTAGTTGTAGGGACTTCTTGAGTTTTACCATTGATGGACACTTTGAGTGGCTTAGGCTTAGCTATTAGTTCAACATCAGCGTCCTCATAGTTAGCCTTAGGCACATACTGAGCAATTGTCTTAGTTGTCTCTTTAAATCCTGTACGTACTGTATTCTCCTTTTGTTCAACTTGAGGAGCAGGTGGTTTATCCTGAGGTTTGTCTGTAAGATAACTCCAAAGGATAAACCCTAAGGTACACGCAAAAACAACTGCTAAGCTAATGTATACGATTTTCTTAATAGCCCCATTCATATGCGTACTCCTGTGCTCTTTGTCGAATACTGTCGCCTAGACCATACAAGTCCCATCTCATATCAGGGTCACCATCACCTAGACCATACCCATCAACATTAGCAATCTCTGCATGTGTCATGACGTACCAATACTCAATCGGTAAGCCAATCTCAATGCAAATCTTAGCGACAACTTTAGCCATCGTATCAAGCTGTGCAGGAGTTGGTGGGAAGCCCTGATGGATAACTTGACCTTCTGCTGTAATGTAAGACCCTAAGGCACAATCTAAAGAGATACCAATAGCACGACTATTGCGTCTCCATGTATGCTGTTTGTAGTCTGTAAAGCTGTCCATATCAGTCCATAGATTACCATCACCATCAATATTGATATGGTAAGCACCAAACGGTTGATTGTAACGACCTGCTGTCCAATGTAAATAAATTGTGTCGATAAGCCCACGTGCAGGTACTGTATAGTTACTTAACTCTGAGAAATCAATTTGTCTCATCTTTGTCTCTCCTTTCTGTCGGATTAACACCAAATTTTCTTAGGACTGCAAGTAAGCCATCTTTAACAAAACTTGCTTCTTTAACTCCCATCTCTTTGAGATTTTCGACAATAGAAAAACACTCAGCTACCACTACTGTTAAGTAGATGATAAAACTGAGTGTTTCATCTGCAAGTATTCCATTAATTTTATAATCAGGGAACAAGTAGACTGCTACTGCAATGAAGATAGCACAACCATATGCCTTAGCCTTCTTACCTAGTTCTTCACGGAACTTACGGCTTTCTAAGTAGCCTGCACGCCATGCCCTAAAGAATAAGCCACGGAATGTGTTCTTCCAATTGCATTCAAGTTTGTTGTCTCTGTTAAATCTGTCGACAATGCCAAACCACTTCGTGAGAATGTCAAGGTAGACAAGAAGACAAATTAGTAGTGTCATACTTACTGCATGCAAGTATGCTTCCTTTGGAATAGGAAGAAGGATTACTAGTAGTTCAAATATTGTCACTCAATGCTCCCTTCTAGTTTTCTTAATTCATTAACTTTACTTTTATATAGTTTACCTAATTCGTCAATACTGTATGTGTCCATTAGAGTTGCTCCAATATATGCACTTTTGATTGTCTCAAGTTCTGCTTTAAGCTTATACTTGAGTTCGTCTCTAGTTGAAACATGTGGTTCTGTAGGGACTACTTCATAGTAGTCCTCACGTTCCACAATTGTTGCATTATTAGCGTTACACCACTGTGCAACTTCAGTATAGCTATCTAAATTATCTTTATATATCTTTGTACCTATCATGCTTTATACCCCTCAGCCTTCCAATACCACCCATGTATATCATCTGTATCTTTGATTGCTACCTTGAAGTTTGTTGCTGTCACATGCATAATAGATGGGTTTGCATTATAAGCCGATAACCATCTAGTCTTTGATACAACTGTAGCTGTTACTATAGGTAGGTTTCTAAATGCTCTATGGTACGATATTGTGTTGTAGTCGGAATTACTAGCTATTATGCCCCCTTGCTCTAACCACCCATCAGACCACTCTCTCCAATACTGCCCATTTGAAGAATTATGCCAACTATTAATCACAACTCTACGGTTAGCAATTTCTTCAGCCCTTAACAATCGTTTAAACCCAACTGTTCGTAACTCTGTAGTAGAATTAGTGCCACGTATTCTAATGTCACCACTTGATTGGTCTATCCATAACTGTGTACACTCACTCCCCCCATCAGGACTACTGTAAGGTATATTGATTAGCTGTCCATATTGTTGTGGTTGATGTTCAAATCTACCTAGTTGGCTAAAGTTTGTGATACAAACCCCTAATTTATTCCAATCTACAGATGACTTACCAACCCAATTAGGATTACTGTCATATCTATGAAATATATCCCATAATCTAGTGTTGCCAACCTTTCCATCTATTGTGGTTCTATCACTTAAAACTGCTACTCTACCTGTCTTTTTTGGGAAGTCATAATAGAATGAATTAGTTCCTGTTGCTTCATCACGTAAAAATATTGAGGCAATAATATCCTTACTATCAGGTTTACCTTCTATAATAAGTTTCTTACCTGCCGTATTTTCAAATGAAATCGCACTGAAGTCGCCACTTTTTACATTAGGATTAGAACTGAACGTACCACCACTTTTTGGCATTTTTGTGTCTAACTCAGTTTTAGTTTTTTCTAATTCGTATGAGGTAGCAGTAGCAACCCCCTCTAATTCATTTTGTAGTACTTTAACGGTATCTTTATCAGCCTTTGTCTCAATGATAGTAGCGACACCTTCACCCCACGAATTGAACTCCTCTTGACTAGCCTTACTACCAATCAAAGCTTCCATTTCATTCAACACATTGGAGAAATAAGTCGTGTCTACCTTATTCCCTAGTTCTTTATTAATGTTAGCAATTAGACCACCATGTGCGTTCACATCAGTATCATGCGAATTGATAGCTGTAGTGAACATAGTACCAACTTCATCTATCGCTTCGTTAAAAGTAGTAGTAGTAATGTAGTCTCCACCACTTGCTTCCTTAGCTTGCTCTGCATAGTACTTAGACAAGGTAGCACTCGATTCACTAGCGGTTGCCTTTTGAGTAGCTAGTGTAGCACTTGATGTCGCTGTACTTGCACTTGATACTGATGTTGTAGCATACGTGTTAGCACGGTTAGCACTAGACAAAGCTCTACTTGCACTAGTAGACGCACTATTAGAACTGCTTAAAGCATTCCTTGCACTTGTACTAGCACTTGTCGCTTGTGTAGTTGCTACAGTTGCACTAGAGGTAGCTGTAGACGCCTGAGTTATAGCCACTTGAGCATTACTTATAGCTGTCTCAGCGTTTGCCACTGCTGTATTCTTATTGTCTTCTACAACGACTGCTGTAGAGACAACTGTAGAATACTGAACGTCAACTACACGTGCTTGCTCTGTAAACTTGTCGCTAGCTTGCTCTACAAGTGTCCATTTGTCTGTACCACGTTTCTCACTAGCAAGTGTATTAGTTAAACTTGTGCTTGCACTAGTAGCACTAGCGGACGCACTGTTAGCTTTACTTGTGGCAAGTTCAGCCTGCTCTCGTGCCACTGTTGCACTGCTCTCAGACAATCCTGCTTGTGTCTCACTGCGGTTGGCTTGTTGTTGAGCACGGTCGGCTTCACGCTTAGCTCTATCAGCTTCGTTAGTTGAACGGTTAGCTTGACTAGTGGCTTCATCAACTTTAGCTTGAGACGCTCTTAAGTAAGATTCTTGTGTCTTCTTAAGCCAACCTAAGTTGACTGCTTCGCTGTCTTCAGTAGGTTCTTTAACGTTCTTAATGTTCTTAAAGCGTGCGTCCCACTTCTTATCAATCTTGTCTTCCTGAATGCCACTATCAGTTAACTTGTCGATATTCTCTTCGTTGATATGTAGTAGTTGGGTGTTGTAAAGATTTAAGTCTTTAGCACGTAAGATACTACTGTCGTACCATTCTACAGTACGGTCTGAAGGCGTCTCACGATAGATTTCCATAAGTGCCCCATCAGTAGGACTGTTAACTAACGTGAGCGTGTGACCTGACACTGTATAATCAGTACCCCATTGTAACTCTTGAGTATTGTTAATGCGTGCCTTAACATACCTCTTATTGATGTAATCAAAGGCAAATGTGTAGGCTTTCTTACTACTTGAGCAGGTCAAGTATACTTTCGTTTTGTACTGTGCCATTGCGTTCCTTTCGTTTTTCTAACTTCTTCTTATTAAATAACTCTTGTCGTTGTTTACGCTCCTTACGCTTTCTAGCTTCTATGTCGGCTTTATCAGCCATGATAGACAAAGCTCCTTTGATTGGAATGTAACGGTCAAGAGGGAATAATCTTAACAGTGGGTCAAAGTCGGCTTCCTTGTTCGACATCAAGTTCGCCATAGCTTCAGGCGTACTTGCCACACCATTGAAGGCACGATAAGCACTCTGTACGGCAGGGAATTGAGTAATGAAGTTATACATCATGTTGTCGCTTTCAGGCATGCGGTCTACAGTAGTACGACTAGACGTGCCACCTGCGAACATCTCGTATGCGTCATTAGCGAACGACATGCCACTCAATAAGCTACTTCTCAAGAGACCTGTAGACAATAATCTTTCAGGCGTAAGAGTTTTCTCCATGTAAGCCTGACGTTTCTCCTCATCATCTCCAAAGTATTTATAAGAGTTGAAGTAGACTGATGTCGCCCATACCATGCCATTGGCAATCGCTGTAGACATCAACATATTGAAGTCTTCACGTTCCCCATTGTTGAGCACACGTCCTAAATGACTGTTAAGTGCCATCTGTGAGAAGTTCTTGAACTGCCACATGACACCTTGTACAAGTCCTGCCATGCCGTCCATACGTTTAGCGTTGTTCCATAGTGTCGGCTCTAATACTGCACGACCACTTGCAAGATTAAGGAACATCTCAAGTTTACTGTAGCTTGTCATGTCTTCCTCTTGCCACTTAGTGACTGCCTTAGACAAAGCGTCTTCTTCGTCTCCTAAGTTCATCAAGCGGTCTCTTAAGATTTTCTTAAAGCCATCAGGGTCTGTAATCCCTGCTTCTGCTAAGTGTCGTTCACTGAACAGGTTAGTTCTTAAGACACTGTTGTACTCACCACGTGCCCACATCATCATTTCAGGCAAGACATCTGCTTGAATGCCACGTGTACTTGCTTGTGTCATCTTACTGATTTGATTGATTGTTGACGTGATTTTAGCACCAAAGTCTACGGCACTCTCAATGCCACCCATGAGTTTCATACCAACGCCTGTATTCTCAGCCTGCAATTGGAATGCATCACGTTTCATTTGAGGGTTAAACCATATATGCTCCGCTAAGGAATGACCTAAATGGTAATCCTTAAAGTTACGCAACTGCTTCGCACTGAAGTCTTTAGAATACTTAAGGTTATGTATGAAGTCATGTAGTGCAGGAACAAAGTGTGTAAGTGCACGTGCTCCCACGACACTAATGCCACCTATAGTTTCTGCCAATTGGTTAATACCAAAGTTCATACCATTTTGTCGGTATGATTCCGTTAAGATGATATTCTTAAGGCGGTCGACAAATGTCTGAGGTCGAATTACTTCAGGGAATATCAATGCTCCACCACTGACGTTATGGAAGACATCTTTAACTTCATCAAGTTCCCTTGTCATCTGCTTAGATGTTATCTTACGTTGCTTAACTGCTTCAGTAAGTTCACCTTCAATTCGTTCATAGATTTTCTTGAGGTCTGTTACAGGATTCTCAATGCCAACACGTCTGAGTGCCATAGTGCCACTTGAGCGGTTCGCAACGTATGCCATGATTGACGACAAGTCCTGATTTCTAAGACTGTCATTGAAAGTAAATATCTTACCACTTGGAAGAGTAAAAGCTTTTGTCGTATCCATAGGAATACGTGCCTGATAGTATCCCATTCTATCTGAGCCTATGTGAATGTCACTTAAGAGGTCGTCTTGTCGTCTTGTGACTTGTTCCGCCCAATGACCTGCCACAACGTCCTTAAAGATACCTTCATCATTAGCAATGATGTTATTCACAACGTACTTCTTAAGTTCGTCCATATCCTTAAAACCATTAGGTTGTCCACTGAATGCTTCACCAACCTTAAAGCCTAACCCTTGACGTCTCATGATTGCTTGAGCTTCGACATCAGAAATCTCTAGTTGAGACAAATAGTTCGTTTTAAACTCAGGTGTCATCTTGTCCCAATCTATGGACTGAGACGCAACTTCCCTCATGAATGCAGAGAACTCTTTGTCGCTATCGAACTCTGTTCGTAAGAGTGTCTGTTTGTCATAGTCGACACGTCTCCATAATTCTCCTGCCCCTTGAAAGTCTGATGGTAACGTACCGTTAATCTTATGGAGTTTTAAGTCTAACTCACGGAAGTTCCTAACGGCTTGAACTGCTTGGTTAATCGCCTTGCTGTCTGAAGTGTACATATCAGCATTGTACGGATTGTATAAACTATCGTACACCTTGTTGACTTCCTCATTAAAACGTCTACGTGAGTTATCAGTAGGTGGTATTTTACCTGTCTCAATACTCCACTTACGGAATGCGTCCATGTATTCCGCTTGTGGCTTAGAGTACTTATTCATAAACAACTGTTTCATCATAGATACAGGTGGAGTACTTACGTTGTTCCTTGCACGCAATCGTGGGTCTATACCCATGACACGTGCCACCTTCTGCATAGTTTTCGACAAAGAGTTAATGAACACACCATAACGGTTACCAATGAACTTGTTTTGTTCAAGTGCTCTACCTGTTACTTGTGCCACCTTATTGCCTGTTAGCTGTTGTTCATTAAGTAGCTTGTCTTCATTCGCAATGTTGCCTTTGTTGTACTCAGCACGCCCTTGCTTCTCATCAGCGAACACATCGTCAAACTCAGGCTCTTCTTTAGGTTTAACTGTAGGTTCTTCATTGAGCATTCGCTTAGCACTCTCTTCAGGAGACAAGAACATAGCGTCATCATCAAGTGCCTTAGTGACTAAACTATCAGGAGAATGATGAGCACCATTGAAGAACACACTGCCATCACTAAGTTTTACTTCAAGATTGTCAAAAGTACCACCTGCTTTGATGTGTCGTGCAATGTCTCTGAACTGTCCATCAGACAACTTTCCACCAACAATGCCTTCGAAAAACTCTTTGATAGCTCCTGTTTTAGCATGTTTGTTGTAAGCCAACGCATGGTTAGCCATGTCCTCAACTGTGTTAAGTCCATAGGCGTCCATGAGTTTAACTAGTTTAGGTGGCTTAAGGTAAATGCCATCAGGAGTATTGAATAAGTGTCTCATAAGACCATCAGCAGATAAGTCATCAGATAGCTTTAGACCATATCTACTGTTTAACTCATCAATCAACCTTTTGTCTACCATATCAGCTTTTGAAGTGATACTTGCTGTTACAGGAGCGACAAGGTCATCATCAACTCTCTGTAGTCCACTCATTGGTTCTACTGTAGGTGGCTTAGGTTCTTCAGGCAGTTTGATTAGCGGTTCTTCTACAGGTTTAGCTTTTGGTCGTTTTGCAGGCTTTACTTCAGCTCCATCTTGTACTGATTGTTTAGCCATCTTGTTAACTTCATCTTCAAAAGCCATCTCGTGTTTTCCTTTAGGTTCTCCTAAAGGCGTGCCACTGAGTTTACGTTGTAAGAACGACAAACCTGCCCCTGCTCCTACGCCAAAGAGGAATGATGTCACATAATTGTCGTTATTATAAAAACCTGTCTTATTAGCAAGTGCTTGGTCTCCTACATTGATAAGACCATTAGTCAAACCAATTTCAGCTAAATGTGCTACTTGAGACTTCGCAAGTTTAGAGGTTAGAGACATACCTAAACGTCCTGCTACTTTCATAGCAAGTGCTTCTTGTCCAATAACAGGGACTAAATTAAGTGGGTCTAAGACTGCACCTGCAAGATTACCTGCAACACCCATGGCTGTTGTCCCACGTGCATTGATACGGTCTTCTCTGTCTAAGTCCTCACCTTTCATTTTAGTTAATGCAAGTAGTTGTTCTCTATCCCATGACTGAGCCCTAATGTTTTCAAACATCTCATAGCGTCTACCTTGCTTATTCTTGTAGTCGTTCTCACTCAGACCTAAGTTGGCTAAGGACATCTTTAATGTATAGTCATCAAGATTATTCAAGTCCTCTTTAGGCTTGTCAAGTACTGTATAGTAATCCGTATTGACTGCTCTACGAACTGCACTGACTGTACCGTTATTTAGCCATGAGTCTTTTGCACTTTCGTAAAAGTCACTCCACGCCCCACCTAAGTTTGTCCGATTACCTCGTGCAATACTCTGCCAATCTGAATTTCTATTTAGATACCCTTCTTCACCATATTGAGATACAGGAGCGTCCTGCATGACGTACAGAGGGTTGACCCCCCCATAGTAGTTTGTGTTTTCCCAATCACTACCATAGGCTTCATTTATTAGCCCAATATACTTATTTAGGTCATCATGAAAGTAACCGTTAGCGTGTGCAATTTGAGCGAACTCTGTAGGGGTTTGTGCATTGTATATCTCAGGATAGTGGTTAAAGAAATCATTAACTAAAGCGTCTGCATAATCTTCAGGATTCTTAAAGATTCGATAGTAAAGGTCACCATCAGGTTGTTTATTCTCTTCACCATTTGGGGTTACCTGAGTAAGACCCCCTGCATTGTAGTTCTCTCTGATTAATCTAGATGTCCCATAAGCACTCTCTAGATTCATTTGAGCGACTGCAATGTCTGCAAAGGTTTTAGACTTACCATATTTTGTCTGTAGCACCCTACCAACTTCGGCTATAAACCCCTGCATGTTTTCTTCAGCCATTTTGTCTCCTTTCTATTAAGTTGCAATTTGACTATTCAAATAGTCTCTATATTTCTCAGTATCTTCAGCTCTTTGTTGCTCTACAGTCTTTTCAGCAGGTTTATAGTTGTCTGCGTACCACTGAGTATCGTTAATAATTTTGTCTAAGAATATACGTTTGTATGACCCATTTTCATCAACACGTAAGTACACTTGTGAGCCATCAGACACCCACGTGGCAGGGTACTTACCATAACCTGTGTAATAACTTACTACCTCACTTAAAGACACATTAGTTGGTTGGTCTTGAGGTATAGCCGTGTCAATCTTATGGTAATCTGTAGACGGCATAAGGATTCCATTTACAGAAACGTATTGTTGCTTAACGGCTTCCATAGACATTGCTCGTGCTTGTTCTGCGGTATAACCACTTGCTCTTAACACTTGTGAAATCTTGTCGACACGTTCGACCATAGCGTATGGTAATGTGTCCCTGTTAAAACTAATAGTGCTATCACTTTCACTACCAATATCATAAACTGAGAAATCAGGTACACTCGTGTAACGTAACTCATCATTAATCGAACGGCTCTCATCAGCATTCGACAAGCGTCTTTTTGTCTCAGCGAACATGCGAACACCTTCAGCCATACCAAAGGTATCAGACAAAATTCGTAACGACAAAATGTCATCAGCATACTTACTACCAACGGCTTGCTCTATGTAGCTACCATCAGTACCTGCAAGTTTGACTGCAAGTTCAAGTGCAGGAGTTACCTCACCTCTCAAGATGTCTGTCTCTAGATGTTGGTCAAAGTAGCTTGATACAGGTTTAGAGAACAATGGATAGCGTGCAAGTTTAGCTATGTTAGCGTCATCACCTGCTTGAACTAATTGGTCGATTCTACTCTTCATAGCAACCGTTAAGTCGTCTACAGTAATCCCCATAGCTTCTAAATCTTTCTCACTTTGAGGTACACCTGTAAGTGAGCCTGATAGGTAATTATCAATAATACTGTTGGCTCGACCTGACCTCATCTCTTCATTCCCTAGTACTTTCGTTTTACGTGCTTGTTGTCTCAACTCAGCTTCCTCTTGAGCTTTCAATTGTGAGTACCTACGGTTGTACTCAGGAGCACGTCTAAGGGCTAACTCAGGGTTATCCTCTTGGAGTTTCTCAAAGTCTTCTTTAATAGCGACACTAGACTTAAAACCATCAGCCCACTGAATATCTCCAACTTTCAACTGATTCATCATTCTATCAGCATACGCATTGGATAACTCTTTGTAAGTACTTGGGTGGAGTATGTCCTTAATCAGTTTTCCATTGTAGGCTTGGAACTCACCTATTTTGTCTAACAGTTCAGCGTTGCCTGTGTTCTTAGCGAATGATTCATACAGGTATTTAATCAGTGACACGTTATCTTCAGGATGCTTAGACTGAGCAATGTTCATACTTGTGATTGTGTCCATCATTTCCTTATGGAATTCTTCAGGGTCTATATTGTCTTTGTACGCATACTTACGTGATAGACTATCAATTTTAGACTGCATGCCTAGTATGAAATCTTGTCGATTCTGCTGTTCACGATTGTTGTGATAATCTTGAATGTTACTTGTGATACGTTCATATGCATTATCTTGTCGACCTGCACTATAAGCATATTTATTTTGGATAACATCAGGATTCTCAGCTGTCCATGCTTCTTCACGTTCACGCATAAACTTGTCGTATCTTGCGTTTTCCTCATTAGCGTCCTTAGCTAGCGGTTGCGTTTTAGACCATTCGACATAATCCTGATAATCCATCTGTGCCACGTACTGCCCACGCAATTTATCAATAACACCAACTGCGTATCTATTGTCGGCTAAGTTATAACCACCAACGTTAGCCAACATTGCCACTGCGTCTAGCGTACGTCTTTGTTTAGCGTCATGTTCATAGAATACAGAAGGAGCTAATGCTTGTGCCACTTCATAGTCCTGCTTCTCTTTCTCTAGTGCATTGTTACCAACTGCAATCCCTAGTGCTCCTAAAGCTTTCGCAACATTACCATAGTCATCATCACGTTCAACTGTAACGTTCCAATTCTGCTGTACACCTAATAGTCGTCCTTGATAGACGTTCTTTTCATTAGGCATATACTGCATAGCTGTGCCAACTGCATTCTCTACTTTACTTGCCAATTATCGTCTCACCACCTTTATTCGCCCTGCGTTAGGGTCTTGACCATATGTAACATTATCTCTACGAACGACTGAAATTCTACCTGCATTAGGGTCTTTACCATAGGTAACCACTCGACTATTTCTCTTAGCGGTTTGCCCATAGTGAGACTGCTTGAATGCTTCAGTAGCTCTATGTTGTGAGTAGAAGTTAAGACCAACTTGAGCCATATCTAAGAACATACTTGTCTTACTTGGTAGCTTCGGTGGGTGTAATCCTGAAGTGTACGCTTTAGTACTAACTAGTTGCTGTTCCTTGTTCAAGTCAACTTCGTTACTCTTACGGACATAATTGTCTTTCTCACTCAATGACGCTCTTAAGGTTTCTGCATGAGTAGCTCTACTGATTAGTCGCCCTGTTTTACTATCGCCTAATTCTTCAGACACTGCATTGTCGACACTTCCTTGCAAGCCCTTAGAGTTCAATTGGATTCTCTCAAGGTTAGCCACTGCACTCTCAAAGGCGTCTCTACGCTCTTGTTCATAGTTTTGAAAAGCATAGTTCATGGTCGTGATAGCATTTGTCGCCTGTTCAGCCATTTGTCGACCTTGAGCAATCGCTTCTTGTCGTTGAGCCTTATGTGACGAAAAACTTCCTAGTAGACCTAAGCCTAGTCCTAGCCAATCCATACGTTAACTCCTTTCATTAAATTTGTTTAGACCTAATTGAAACATTGCCCTTCCATACATACCCCACAAAATTACTTGGAAGTGGGCTGTTGTTCTTAATTCTAATTTTTGTATCTGTATTAGTACCATGGATAGGCACTCTGAATTTTCCTGTAGTAATAGGATGGCTTCCTAACTTGTTGTCTTCTTTACCTAAGATTCGACTAGTGAACTTATAGTTTCTATCAGGCTTACCTGTAGCCAACACATGAACGACAAATTCACCACTGTCGGCATACTGTAGTTCAATGTCCTGAAGGATTGTCCTATATGTACTCAATGGTTGAGTGCCACGTTCATCTGCTTGTTTAACATAGAGTGTCGACAAATCAACCTGCATATCATATGCCACGCCAACAATTACCTTCTGTCCACTTAAGTTCTCTGTATTGGTACACTCAATCCACCCTTCTTCGTTGCTCTCAAAGGAGCGACCATCAGATAAGACCATGAAGTACTTCTTGTCTTTAGTATCCTTAAAATGATACTTAGCGTCCCACTTATAGAGTGACAAGTAGTCATCATAAGTACCTGCAAGAGTAACAACTTGCTTTCTATCAATAAGACATCTATAAGGTTCATTTGAAAAATCCTTAGTGTTAAAGTTTATGATGATTTTCTCAAGGTAGATATTGCCATTCCTTTTTATAACAATGTAAAGAGTACTACCAATAAAATCTGCACCTATGATTTCACCACTGAACTTCCACTGAGACCAACTAGCCTGTACCTTTTGTTCATTGGCAAAAAGATATTTGTAGACATAAATTGTGTCGGTAGCTCCACTAGACAAAGCCATGATTAAGTTTTCAGATTCACAAGCTATCAATGCGTATACATTGTTCTTGATATAGTTAGGAATATGAGCTGTAATATTCATACTGTCCTTACTATTATTCCCATCATAAACTGCATAGTATTCTCTGACTGACGTATAGTTACTTCTCTTAACGGTAAAGTAAAGGTTTCGACCAACACCAATTGGTTTAACATTAGTATCACTAGCGAACTCTGTCACCTGCTTTAGCTGTGCCGATTTAGGAGACAAAGCACTATCTGAGGTCAATAGGAATTGTGTCTGTTTAGAGAATAGATACAGGTCTTGATTAAAAGGTATCGCACTGAACAACTCAGAAAATCTATTGTGAGACACATTGAGGTCGATAGGGTCACTATCAATAATTGATGTCGCACTGTCTATCCAATAGTTCCAATAGTCACCACTCTTAGACAAGTTCACTGATTCTCCTGAGATTAGACCTAAGCGATTTCTGTAGGAGAAAATGTCATTTATAGAGTTGCCAATAAAGGAAGGAATTGGATTGCTGTCGTCGTCTCCTGTTTCTCTATTAGCCCACTCAATCCATGTAAATTTAAAAGTCCCATCAGCTTGTCGTACTAACTTGTGGGGTAACGTTTGGTAATTGAATGAGACAAGAATATTAGGAGCAGGACACTCAGTCCACAATAGTTTAGATTCGTCATATCGTAAATAATAGTCGTCATCTGAGTTGTTCTCACCATAGACTTTTACGATATACCCATTGATATGGTTGCGTGGTAAATCAGTAAACTTTTGTACTTCCTGCTTGAAGGCACTGATTGCTTGACTATTAAAACCATCACGTACACGTATCTTTTTACCGCCCATATTCCATACGACAAACCAACTTTCTGCCCCTGCATGATGGACTGTAAATCCTTTAGCCCTAATCTGATTAACTAACTCTTGAGCAATCTGATTTGTGCCAATTGCATTCGTATGTTCAGGCTTACTACCATCAGGAGTTGTGTAGCTTGCTACCACTTGGTCGGCAATAATAACTTCATACTGTCTACCATATTGCCCACTCTTTACATAAACAGTAGCACCTGTATTATGTCCACTATCAGACTTCTTACCATTGTTCATGGCTGTCTTAATTTTTTTATTAACAATAAACGTATGGTCTGCAATAGTAATAACTTTAATATCTTCTAGTGGGTTATTAGTCTTTAGATAATTAGCATTGTCTATTGTTACCTTTTTCTGATTACCGTTAACGTCCCATACTTTAACAGTATCCCCATCAAAAGCTAAAATATATTTTTCAGTTTCATCACGGTCTATCATATGTATTTTAGGACGTCGTGTTGTATTTAGACTTAAGGTATTCACATGTAATGTTGGTGGTCTCTTTTGTAAACCATCTGCTTCTGTAGAAAACCCATTGATTTGTTCCTCTAGTTGCTCCACATGTCGCAAGATAGCAGGCTGTTGTGAGACACCATCAATAATATTTTTTACTACTTGTGCTATTCTTGCCATCTAATTAGCTCCTTCGAATAGTATCAGACACATCAGTATTAGACGCTATTGTCGGTTTCTCAAGTGCAAGCTCGTATTCAAACACTCTACGTTGAGCTCGTTGTTCTTCCTCTAGTAATTCCTTAAGTAACAATTCGTCACCTAAGTAGCGACTAGTGAACAATCGTGCACTACGAACAGTGATGAACTCACGGAAGACACTTGGTAGTTCCTCAAAGTTGACTAGCATTACAACTTGAGCTGTCAATGTTCCATCAAACTTGTCTGTATTATTAGTTACGTCGTACACGATTCCATCACGATTCCTGAGATATGAATTGTCGGTACTGATTACTCGTAACATTTGATTATTCCATGCGATTTCTTTAGTAAATCTATCAGGTTGCAACTCATAGTTTTCGATTGTGTTAAATGTGTATCCGTCTTGTTGAACTTGTCGGCTAACCCTGTTGAGCATTTGTAGGGCGTTTTCGACATCAACATTACCTGTTTCTTCAACTGTGTCTACAGGAGCTTCACCGATACTAGCAAGTATCTCATTGACGGCTTCAAGAGTTGTCAAAGGGGTAATAATCACGACACTTCTCTCCTTTCTTAAGTGTGAAAAAATAGGGGAACAAGTGAATGTCCCCCTAGATTTATCAGTAAGTTTTTAGCATTTAGATGTGTTTAATTAAAATATAAAATTAGATAAAAAAAAATAAGCCCTGATTAAGCTCCTACTTTGATTGTACAAATTGCGGACGCTTCAGGACGTAAGCCACCATGACCCATAGCATATTTAGCAATGATTTGGTCGGCTTGATATTCAGGTCGACGTGCGTGTTCAAGAGTTAAATCTTTAAGTTTAACTGTACCTAATGCTGTACGGTGACACGCAAGGAACGCTACGTCATTCTTAAGTGTGGTAGGGAAGTCGTGACCTGCAGGAGACGCCCCAACCATACCTGCTTTGTCTGCACCACCTGCTGTTAAGTGTGGCACTTGAACAATAGTAAACCCACAAAGTTTCGCAAGTTCACCATCGACAATTGTCGCTACTGCACCATAGTCACGGTCAATAGCTGTCTTGTTAGCAATGATTGCAGACACTGCTTCAGGTTTCATGTAAGCAATACGGTCGGCTAACGGTACATAGTTGTTAGTGAACTGAGCTTTTAACTCAAGTAATGCGTTAACGATAGCACCACCGTACTCCTCATTGATACCTACTTCTTTAACAGTTTTCGCAATCTTAATTGGTCGACCTGCACCTGTAAAGTTTTCGTTTGTTTCTTGAGTTAACTTAGCAAGTTCCGCAAGGATTGCACCATCAGAACTTAAAGCCAACGCTTCGCCTAATTGGTTAGCATATTCAGAACGAACGTCATAATGATTCATTGCTTCGAATAAATCAGAAATCAATACATCAGCTGTCAATAAGCCATCAATATTGATAACACGTTCGTTATGCTCCATAGCGGTACGTTGGTCGTCTAAAGAGTTTCCGGGCGTCAAATACTTAGCCACTGTACGACCCATTACAGGGAAGGACGCGGATTTACCACTGTCAATCGTTTTGATTAAATGGTTGTTAACTGCACGGCTTTCTCGTGTAAAAGCTGTTAGTACTTCACCACTGAATACTTTAAGAAAATTAAGTAACTCATCACCTGTGTTTTTAACTGCACCTTGTTTAGTAATACCTTGGATTGTTGCCATTAGTTAGATTTCTCCATTTCTTAAATTAAAATAAATCAGAATTTAAAACTTTTTCTTGTACTTCTTTTGTGTACCTTTTGTCGACACCATAGCGTTTGTCTGACATTGCGTCTACAAGTTGTTGCTTTGTCTCAAAGCCCAAAGATACTTGAGTATTACTTGAGCCAACTCCCATGATTGTAGGTTTTGCCGTACCAAAGGATTGTCCCATCTGAGCCTTAATGCCATTCAAGTGTGACTTGATTAACGACAAATTACCTGTCTCAAGAACTGCATTGAAAGCTTGTTCTGCTTCAGCCCCTTGAGAACTAACAAATGCCTTCACATTGTCAAACTGCTGTTCACCACCTGCATACGACACGACCTCATTAACAAACTTTTCAGCTCGTAAATTAAGGTTGTCTAAGTAGCTGTCGACAAGTGCTCTAGGATAGCCACTCTGTTCTAGCTTGGCTAAACTTTCTTCAGATAACTCTCCTTTCTCTAAGTATTCGTTAGACAATTCTTCAAAGTTAAGTCCTTTGGATTCTAAGTCCTTCTGCACTTCCTTCTCAGTATTTGTCTGTCTATCAAGTTCAGCTTGAAGACCACCTGTAGATTCTTCAGTCTCATCTTTTGGTTGCTGTTCAGCTTCTTGTGGTTCAGCACCATTAGAATTCTCTTCGGTAACCTCTTGTTCTTCTGCTGTACCTTCTTGGTTTAATACCTCAGTGTCTGCTTCAACTTGTGTCGATTCAGCTCCTGAAGTGCGTACTTCTAGTTCTGCCATGGTTTACTTACATCTCCTCTCCACCACTTGCCACTTGTTCTTCCATTCCTGCCTGCATGCCACCCATTGCCATTTGTTGAGCCATAGCTTCTTCTTGTTCTGCTTGTAGCTCTTCAGCTGTCTTAATGAGACCTGTTGTCTCAATACCTAGGCTTGTCGCTACAGAAGTCACAAGATTGCTTACATTGAGATACTGCATAGCATCAGGAATTTGAGCCAATGTCGACATCAGTGTCATGTACTTGTTATAGTCATGTCCTCGACCTAAGGCTTCCATGCCTGTGGTAATTGTCGGTTCGACTACACCATCAGGTAACTGTGGAATTTCTCCTGCGGACATGAGGATTGCCATAATACGTTTAATCAGTGGTAACTGTAGCTCTTGTGACAAGATACTATAGATACCACCTAAGTTGTCCTCAAGTTCCTGAGCGACGGCTCTGATTTCTTCTGCGGTCACTCGTTCAGCATTCCGTTGGACAACACTGCTTAATAAAAATGCAAAAGATAGCCGTTGTTCAAGTCGTCCAATCCAACTCTCGGCTATCTGTAAATCAGGATATTTATTCAGTTGTAGGGCGACAACGTCTTCTGCTCGACCTGAGACAAAGTCCCCACTCTTGGCTTTCTCTAATTGTTTTGGTCGTGTGACCCCATTAGGATTAGTCAAGAAGATGACTTTAGACGACACTGAAGACACGAATGCAACATCTTTAGATAAACTATCTAGCATTCGTAAATCACCATAGTACATCTCAATAAAACTACGACCATAGTGTTCGTTGTCTTGTTTTGTCATTCGCAATGGAATGTATGGACTTTTGTCGATTGGATAGGTCTGTTCGCTACCACTAACGATTTCACCATTGATTTCTTGAAACGATACCCATTGACCCTCTACACGTTCAATCTTCGTGTAAACTTCTACAGTATCATCACTATTACCATCAGGTACAACTGCTTGTAATTCTTCAGGTAACGTTGCCTTAGCCACTTTGTCTACCGTGATAATCTGAATGACATTACCAATGGCGTCACGTTGGATTACATACTGTTTCAAGTTGTACAACCGTGCTCCGCCTTCAGCAGGTGGCAAGAAGAGGAGACAATTACCACTAATGAGTAACTGTAGTAATCCTTCGTTAATCGTGATTCTGATTTGATTGTCTTCAATATAACGATTAATCTTCTCTTCAATCTGCATGAGTGCTTGGTCTAGTTCAGCACGTTTGTCTTCAGGTAAATCAATCTGCTGTAATGACACGGCAGAAATACCTAATCTAAAGAAACGTTCGTTAGGTGGGAATAAGGCTAGATTTAGCTTACTAGACAACGTATTGATTCCATGTGAGCCTACTGATTGATAAGGCTGTTCATACTTTGTCTGAGCATTGTCGGTTTCTTTTGGGAATAAAATCGGAATTGTTAGCTTAGCGTTATCAGTTGCACGTTGAATATAAGGGTCTCTATCTGTCTTAAGTTTTTCGTACAACTTCTTGGCGTTAGCTTCTAATGATTTATCCATACATCACCTACATGTTTAAGGGTGAGCCACCACCACCTGTTGGCGTTGAGCGGTCAATCATAAGTGACTTACGGCTTACCTTTTTGCGTTTCTTAACATCAGTCCCTAGTTCAGGAGCTTCAGGTACTACTGCTTCTGTTTGAGGTACTAATTGTTGTGCTGTTACAGTTGGCTGTGGAATTTCTACAGGGTTGGCTTTTTCCCTACTACCAAATCCTAAGACCCTACCTAGACCACCAACAACTTTCTTAACTGCTTTCTTAACTGCTCCCACTAACGATTACTCCTTTCTTCAATACATGTTCTTAAATAATTACAGATGTCTTCCCTAAATTTGAGACAAGCAATTTTAGCTTCTGCGGACATGTCGTCTCGCTTAAAGAAGTACTCATTACTAAATGCTTTTTCTAAGTGTTCAGGAAGTTCTTCTGCTACACGTGGATAGTCAAAGTTCATCTTGTTCTCCTTTCAATCGTTTCATAAAGATACTATGCTTATGTTGATATCCTTGTTTTTCGTAACCATTTTCAACAACCTTTTTGTCAACGGATATTAAGTTGCCACTTATGATTATTCGTGATTCAAATCCACGTGCAATTCGTTCAAGCTCCTTCATCGCTAACCGTTGGATTCCTGCGTATCTTTTATCTAACGACAAAATTAATTCTTCAGCAACAATAGTCTCTTGAGACCACCACGTATAAATAACTTGATATAACAAAAGACCAACAAGTTTATCCTCTTCGTTGTACCATGTGCGTATCGCTCCTACCTCATCAGCATTGATTAGTGCCTGTACAAGAGTTTCACGATTGCCTAATCCATGAAGAACACTATGTTGGTCTCCTAGCTCCATAAGTTTGTCGACAATCAGTTCAACTTCAGTGTCCCTGTGTCGTAACTTATGGTCTTTTATGACGGTGTCCATAACTTCACCTCTTTAGTTTTCTTGTTGTAATAACCCCTACGCAATATAAAGGCTAGACGTGCGTTCATCAGTGCGTCTTCTTCAGTACTACCATTCGCTTTGTACGCTTTAACAACTGCTTCCCACGTTGGAGATTCATCAAGTATTCGTCGTGCCCTAACATCACCAACTTTAGGACAACCTTTGTAGCCATCTGTAGTATCACCAATTAGTGTTTGATATAGATGGTAATAATCTGCGTCTGCTTTAGAGACATCAAAGAACTCATTCCTCATAAAATCATATTGTCGACAAGGAATACATCTGAAATCTTTATCACCACTAATAGCAATTGAATTTTTGTCTACAGTGATTCCAACGACATCATCTGCTTCTAGTCCGTCTAACATAAGAGTGTTATAGTTTTCAGCTATCCATTCTCTCATTGGCTTATAACAGAGTGGTCGTCTTAGTGTCGTACGATTTGCTTTGTACTCACTAGTCACTTTAGTTTTCCTAAAGTTGTTTGGGTGACTAAGACACATGATAATCTTGTATTCTCCTTCAATGTTGTAGTGCTCTAAGACAAGGTCGACAAGTTCCTCTACATGTTCATCAAAGGCTTGCTGTACATCACTTAAGTAACAGTGCAGGGTATACAAATGGTCGTCCCATTCGACAACCTGTTCGTTTCTATTGCAGGCGACATAAAGCAACATATCTGCGTCAAAGATTAGTTTAGTCAAAGCTACAACTCCTCTCAGTGCAAGTATCGCACTTCAGAAATTCTTTGTCGAACACTAAAGGGAATACTTTAGCTAACTCTTCTTGAATAGCTTTAGCCAACTCTCTGTGTTCCTTTTGAGCTCTACTACATAAACGCTTAGGAAGGTACTCATACCATGCTCTCAAGTTGCCTGTGATGACTAGTCGATACATCATAGCTTTAGGAGCAAGCAGGGCTCTATCCTCATTACTGATGTCTTCACCGATGTTACAGTTGACATAGTTATGGACTTGTTCGTCTAGCAGTTCTTGAAGTTTCTTGTCCTCAACCTTAAGGCTTTCAGTGAGAACTGTCCCACGGCTAGACTGTACGGTCATTGAAAAGTGTCTGTGTCGTGACAACTGTAGCAGTGTTTGAATACTACAGGTAATCTCAAAGCTTGCTGTAGCATGCTCTAAGACACTCAAGTGTCCTGCTTTGAGACAATGCTTAATGACCTCTTCTCCTGCTTCCTTTTGATAACACTGAGATATAGCTCGACACAATAATTCTTTATAATCTTTTGTATAATTTATTAGTTCTACCAAGGCTACTCCTAAATTAATCCTTCAATTTCATCTTTATAACTTTAAAGATGTCTTGAATATCTTCTGTTAATTCACAATAATCAGTATCATTTAATGCGTCCTCAACTAGTCCCATGAGACTATGAGTTTCTTTAATTAAGTCATCAACTTTTACATAGGTATCACCATTTACAGTGATTGTAGTCATCATACTTTGTCTCCTTTCTTAGTGGCACTCTGCCCAATTCTTACCAATTTTACCTTCAGTGTCCAATTGAACTCTAAAGTTAAACTCCTGCTGTACATCACGCACTGCTTCTTGAGCTTCTCTTACGACTGCTTCCGCAATCTCTTGAGTTCGACAAGCACACTGAAATTCGTCATGTACCCACGCCATCATTGAGTAATCTCCATTCCAACCATGTGTATACCCTAAAGATTCCAATCGTTCTTCAGTCCGTGTCAACCAACGTTTACATATCAGTGCACCTGCGGATTGCAATAAGAGATTCAATGCACTGTGCAATGAGCGGACATAAAGTTTACGCCCATCAAGCCCAACGAGATACTTACGTTGCCACTCACGCTTATGCGTTGCGACACAAAAAGGAGCAAGTGTATTCTTGATTCCATTGGATAACTTTTTGATAGCAGGCGTGTTCTTTAAGAATTTCTCTTTAAGCTTCTTACCATGGTCTGCACTGCCACCAACGATTTCACCAATCTTTGCATTACCACCACCATACAAGAATGCATAGATAAATGTCTTAGCTTGGCTTCGTGTCTCAAGCCCTGCATTCTTTTGGTTAGCCGTATGAATATCACCATTCAAGATTTCATGAGCGTACTCTCCGTTGTCGTATGGATATAAGTAGTGAGCAAGACAACGCAACTCAAGACCACTACAGTCAACACCTGCTTGTAGCCAACCTTCAGGTACTCTAAAGAGTTCTCTACACTCATGACCATACTCTGCGTCAACGGCAGGAACTTGAGCGACATTTGGACTACTATGTGTCGCACGTCCTGAGACTGCACCGTTAGGATTTATTCGTCCATGGATTTTACCATCAGTGTCTACCAATTTTAACCATGCGTTTTGTCCCTCGGATAACTGTCCTAGTCGTTTCGACAACATGAACGACAACATATAGAGACCTGCAATGTGTCTTACTTCATCTCCTGCTTCAGTGTCATTTGAGATTGCCTTAAGTGTCTCTTCATTGAGTGTCAACTTGCGACTTGTCTCTTTACCATTTTTGTCTACTTCAATTTCATACATGCTGTCCTTGAAGTTGTACTTGTAGTGCTCTTTAAGAATGTACTTTAGCTGTAACCTGCTGTTAGGATTGAACTCCTTATAGCGTTGTACAGGAACACCTTTTTTGTAGCCTAGCCTTCTATTGTCTCTCTTAGGTATAAAGACTTCATCAGGTATTCTTGGAGCATACTTATGGATTTCTGATGTTACCTTTTCGAACTCAGTCTCAAGAGTAACTTTGAGCTGTTCTGCTTTAGAGACATCAAAGACAAATCCATTCTGCTCCATCTTTTGGCACAACCACTGAGCCTTATGTTCAATCATACTTGCCTGCTCTGTAAATCCTTGGTCGACCAATTTGTTATACAATGCTTCAGTCACAATGACATCTTGCGTATTGTACTCTAACATGTCCTCATTAAAGACTGCCCATGCTTCCTCATTGTCTTCTGCATACGTGCCCTTCAGAATACCAATACGATAGCCAAAGGCTTTAAGACTAAAGCGACCAAAGAGATTACTTGGTAACTGCTTACGTCTAACTAGTAGGCTGTCATATTGTTGGATATTGGAATACACAAGTCTTGCAAGGACAAGCGTGTCTACGACTTTATTGCGGTCAAAGTGTACTCCATAGAGTTTTTCAATTACAGGTACGTCAAAGGCTATTACATTGTGTCCACATATAGTATCCCCACTGAGTAGCTTTTCGACACCTGCTTCAACCTCATCAGGTCGATACTTAAAGACTTCTTCAGTCTCTGTGTCTTTAATTACCATGCAGTGAATTTTTGTCGTGTCCTGTAGTAGTCCGTTAGTTTCAATATCAAAGACTAACATAGGCACTACCACATGATTCGATAGCTAATCTCGTTGAGGAGTGCGTCTTCCATAGATACCTGATAGCCGTCCTTGATTAGGGCTTCAGTCACTTTTTTGTCGACACCATCATGCACCTGCTCGTGATTAAACGACACAAATACTGAGTTGAGTTTACTGTTTTGGTTATTGATTTGTGCACGAATAAGACCATAAGAGTACGACAACATCTCAGTCACTTGCATGTCAATCCATTGTCGTTCTTTAGCTCTCTGTAGGATTCGTGCTTCATCTGCTAGTAATGTTTTTTCCATAGTTAGTCTCCTAGTCGTCTATTTAAATAATCCATGTCTTTAATATTCTTGGATTGTTGTTTAGTATGCCACATGTTCAACTGCTGTAGATTTCTGATTTTCTTATGAACAAGTTTCATCTGCCACTTCTGTAACGACCTAATTCATTTGTCTAGCAGATTTATTAAGAATGTAGTTAACATTTTGGTATCTCCTTTAGTTCTTCCCACTTAAAAATAATTTTGTTAAGGAGCACACGCTTGATTGACGCTTCATAAATACTTAATTTGTCTTCACTTGTACACATGTCGTTCAATGTTTCTTCTTGTAGTTGGTACAAATAGTTTTCAAACTTAGAATTCTCTTGGTTCATCTTGCTCTGTCTCCTCATCAAACTCAGGCACTCTCAATCGGTTAGTACCTTTATCAAAATATAAATAACCACCTAGTCCTGTATCTCCTGTAAACCTGCATTTCAATATGCGGACTTTTAGGAGATTCTTTTGTTTGACATCAGTGGCTTGTTGATTTCTTTCTAGTGCTACAATCGTGTCTGATAGTTGAGCTAGTGATTGACTACCACGTAAATGGTTGAGACTAATAATCCCACCTTCCTCGTGATTGCTCCCTTCAGTCCGCTTAAGATGACAAATAGCTACCATGCCCACTCCTGTTTCTTCAACAAGACTTCTTAGTTTTGTCATCAGTACATCAATCATCTTGCGTTCGTCCTTTGTCTCAATCCCACTCACTGCAATACTGATGTGGTCTAAGACAAGAAAATCGCACTTCTCAGATACGACCATACTTCTCATTGATTCCACTAGTTCAGTCTCTTGTAGACTTCCAAAGTGGTCATAAAGGACAAAACGTTCAGTACCTAAGGTCTCATCAAAAGCTTTTTTGTACTGAACGTCTGTTAATCCTTGTCTTGAAATGTGTAAGCTCTTACCCACATGGATACTCATGATACCCTTAGCAGTTCTCAATGTGTTCTCTTCTAACATCATTATGCCTACTTTCAATTTTTTATTCATAGCAAGGTCATACATGAGTTCTCTTGCCATTGTTGATTTACCAATGCCTGTCCCTGCGGTCAACAACATTATTTCACCTTTGCGGATTCCATTAGTCATATCATTGGCTTTAATGTCCCACGGCAAATCATAGCCTTCTGCTTCTTCAGGCTCTTCTTCAAGTGCTTTCCAAAGACTAGCACCATTGATGATATTTGCAGGCTTGTACGGTTTTGCATTATCTATTGCTTCCATTAGTTCTCTACCATGGTCGGCTAATAGATATTCATTAGGGTCTTTGTGTTGGCTTAAGACAACGATTTTTAGCTTGTCGCTTGGCAGGATTCCTTTAACATCATTAAGTGCACTTCTTCCTGCTTCATCATTGTCGAAAAGTATTAATACTTCTTCAAACTTCTGTAGCCACTTCAGGTTCGCTTCCATTACTTTACGTGCACCCTTAGCCCCTGTTGGAAGGCTTACGACTTGTGCCCTGTTTGCGAACAGTTGGCTTACAGTTAGACAATCAATCTCACCTTCTGTAATGATTAACTTGTCTGATTCGTTGTTGAATAAATGTTGTCCAAAGAATGTAGTTCCTATGTTGCCGATTGTACAAAATGTCTTGTCGGCAAACCGTAACTTTTGTCCCACAAGTTCACCATCTTGGTTATAGTAGTTGGCGACTTGAACAGGCTTACCATGATACATGGATTTGTGGTACTGATAACGTTCACATGTCTTTCTTGTGATTCCACGCTTAGGTAAATCAGACACGTTACTAGTTGAAATGAACTTAATTATACAATTGGGACTATCGTACTTATGAAGAAACTCTTTCTCATTAAAAAAATTATCATCAGTATTAATAGTAGTACCACAAGAAAAGCAATGAGTATGTCCATCAGAATACTCAGACAAAGCGTCACTACTGCCACAAGTTGGACATGGTAAATGTGAACGAATTACTGTGGAAGTTCCCATACATCACTCTCATATACAGGGTGTTCCATCAAACTTAAATCAGCGTCTAAGTCATCAACGACAATTCCTCTTGCCATAGCTTCATCAGTCGCTTCTACAATATCCTCGTAAGTGCCTGTTACGACAACTCTAACTTTGTAAAATTTTGTCTTCATGAATGTCTCCTTCAAATTCCATAACGTTCGCTTGTGGATATAACTTAAGTAAATCCTCAACGGCTAACTTCTGCTTAGCGGTTGCTCTTGCTTTACTTGTCGTATCAACAAGGATTGTGTACGCCACTTCATTATCCATAAAATCTGCACTAGCTACTGCTTCTTTATCACGTCCTTCATGCACAACTCCTTGATAGTCAATAAAAGAATGATAAGGGAAGAACAAGTAGCCTGCTCGTTTTGCATTCATGTAGACGTCTTGCATGGATTGTTCATGCATATTCTTATAGAGACATAAGATTACTTTTGTCTCATTTCTTTTTCTTAGACGTCCGTGCATTAGTCTTCCTTTCGTTTATCCATTCGATTGGTACACGGTCTCCAATGTGATACTTAAAGCCGTTCTTCTTGCACCAATCACTATACTTATTTTTCTTACTCTTGGTTAACCATTGGTCTGCCTGAAAGACAAATCGAATGTCTAACTCAGGGTGTTGTTCCTTTACCTTCAGATGTTTCGTGCGGTCTTCAGGTAAGAACAACCCTTTGGCTTCAATGATTATTCCATTCGACAAAATAAAATCAGGCGTGTACTTGTGCTCTATGAGATACTTAAAAGATTTACTCTCATAGGTAAAATCCACGCCATCGTTTAGTAAATTCAGTTTTATTCGCCCTTCAAAGTTTGAGCGGACACTTCTGTCTACTCTTTGTCTAAAGCCACGCTTACGATTAAAACTCCAATTCGCCATCTAATACCTCATCAGTATTTTCATCAGGGGTCTCAGTGATTTCAAATCCATAGTCTTGTGCACTCTTAGCACCGTATGCGACAAGTTCAGACACCATCACTGCACGGATTCGCAAGGTGATACCAAAGTTTTTCTTGTTTACATGGTAGACACTTGGAGTAACACTTACCTGTACTTGACTACCATTGCCAATTAATGTGCCGTCCTCAAGTGGCGTACCATCTGCTTTAAAGATAGCTACCTTGCGGTCAATTCGTTGCCCTGTTTTCTTGTCGATAAAATAATGTGTCGTCTTAGCCTTAACGGCTTCCGTAAAGACACCATTGATAGAGATTTCTTTAAACGGTAAATTAGGTGATGTCTTGGCGTCAATAGGTTTATCAGGAAGATTAGCCTTGAAATAGTTTTCAAGATATGTCTTGAGTTTTTCGTTAGCTTCTTCATCTGCTAGCTTAACCATGATTGAGTAACCAATCTCTTTACCTTCATATTCCTCAGGCTTAACTACATGAGCCCAATAAGCTGTACCTTTAAGTAAAATATCATTTGTCTTTGCCATTGTAATTGTCTCCTATCGTCCTGTACTCCCACTTGTCTCACCACGATTTGTCTTTTTGTCGTACGTGGATAATACTTTAGTTTTCACACGTTCATCTTTGACAAGCTCTAGTTGAAATACACGCTCGTCTTTATAGAAATAAAATGCTTCATTCGTTAAGTTACGAACAAAAGCCGTCACTTCACCTGTAAAGTCGCTATCAATGATTCCTGTACTGTTAGCTAATTGAATTGGTACGTCACATGCAATACTACTTCTCATGTGTAGTCGCACTGAGTAGCCCTCAGGAATGTCTAGTTTAAAACCTAGCGAGATAGGTTGCGACACAAATTGAAATTTACCACCAATTCGTACATTTTCAGGTAAGTATACGTCCATACACGACGCTCCTGCTGTTTTAAACTCAGGTAATTTCATATCATCAAGCAATGGATAAATTCCTAAGATTGGTTCTTCAGTTGTCTGTTTCGTTGTTCTATTTGTCGTTGTTGTTTTTGTTGTCGTTGCCATGTTTCTTCTCCACTTCTACTAATTTTTGAGCATAGTTTAGGAGCTTCTCATAATCCTTGAGACCCTCTTTATTTCTATGCAGATACTTCTGAATGTTGCCCTTTAGAAAACCTTTGAACTCTTCATGTGTCATGTTGGCTTCTAAGATGTCCCACGGTTCAATCCCTAAGGCTTTGTAATGGTCGTCATGCTTTAATGGTTCTTCTTTAACAGTAGCTAACGCACCTGCTAAGTCTTCCTCAAAACCCTCAAGAATTATCGGTTGTGTTTCATTATCTAATTCTTTAGCAATATCAAAGGGTTCTTTATCAGTCCACTTGATGTCCTCAAATAAGTCTTTAATACTCCATAGATTCGCTTCTCTATATGCTACATACTCTAAAGTATTAAACTTGGTACAACCACTAAGCCATACACTACTTAATCTTCTTGGTTTCTCTGCATATACAAAGAGCTTACCACACTCATCTCTTGCAATATATTCATAGCCTGCGTTATAAACGCTCTTTAGTATTTCAGTACGTAAGTTATAATACTTATTCAAAAATTCAGTACTTATGTATTTGTTATCCATTAGTTTGTCTCCTCTAATCCTTCAATACAATAAACATCACTCTCATACCAATTGTTTAATTTTCCATGGATACTTGCGTCATATGTCCATGAAGTACGACCATCAGGATATGTTCGATATATTTTATTGCCTTCATTATCTGTAGTAATTTCTGCAAGGTGAGCACATTCATACCACATAAAACCAAAGAGTTGGATTTTAGCGTCTTTCACCTTGTCTACTTCTTGATTTACCATTTGTCTCCTTTTCTGCTCTCAATTGTCTATTACCATAAACGTTATTGAGCAATAATAATCAATTGGTATAACACAAAAGCAATACTAGTTATTGTCATTAAGTCGTTCATCTAGTAACACCTCTAGCTTTTTCAATTCTTCTAAACCTTCAAAACTTTCTGCAAGTGAATTGTGAATATCCCATAAGCAGTTTATATCTACATAAAGGCTCATTAGGTCACTTTTCTTATCATTACTTACAAAACTGCATACAGTTTCACTCAAGTTTTTAGCTACTCTACTATTTACAGTTAATCCGCCAATAGCTACTAAAGCCTGCTGTAAAGAAAATTCATCATCAAACCTGAGATACCATAACATAGTTTTTTGAACCTTTATTACACCATCAACTAGTTCAATCATTTTTTTACACTCAGGTGATAACTTTTTATTACTATTAATCTTGTTAATTCTTGTACCAATGCTTTCGTATTTGTCTCGTAAGTAATCAATAGCTTGTACCTGTTGTTTTAAAAATAGGGTCTCCATAATTTAGTCTTCTTCTACAAATATCACCCATAGAATAACTAACAAAACTAATAGAAATATTTCCACACTGAAAACATTCCATATTGTTAGTGCTATAAGTATCTCCATCTCCCACGCCCTTTCAGTTAGACAAAATGAACGACAAAAGAGACTAGGTCTTAAGTTGACTAAAGTTAGTCTCTTTCTCTTTATCGTGTACCAATTAAAATTCTTAAGGTTAACTATAGATATTCTTTAGTTAACTATAGATAGTATTACTTAAGATATTTTAACTATAGTCCACGTTAAGACAACCAAAGGAATACTATAGTTGTCTTAAGATATTCTTAAGTTAACTTAAGTAGTCCTTTAGTTCTCCTTTCTCTTTATCGTGTACCAATTAAATTTGTCTATTAATGAAATACATATTCAGATTTTAGTATTTCTTCAAGAGACAAAGAGCCTTTCTTAGGTAGCTTTACATCATCTAGCTTTTTATGTAGTTCTGCTTCAACATACTCCTTAAAGGTTTCTAATGGAGTGTACTCAGTGTAAAGTTTATAAAGCTGTTCTCTAAGCACAACTTTAAGCTCTTTCGTTTCACCTAAAGATGTCCCAAAGCTATCATGAATTGTCGTGTAATTGTTTAAACCTGCATTGTTTACGACCATCATTAAATGAGTGCTATCTAAGCTATGGATAAAATTAGGGGCGACACCATTTCTTTGATTATTTTTGTCTACTTCTTCTGTAGTTGAAGGGGTCGTATAGTATAATCTAATACGTTTAGCACCTAGTCTTGTATGTAACATTTGTTGCTCTTGCTTAATGTATTGTTGTTGTACAGGTAATCCTAAAGGCGTCCACCAACTAACAGGTAAGTCCGCTTCAGCCATTTCTTTAGCTAGTTTCTTAAGGAAGTCCATACCTTTAACGGCAGAAACGACAACATCTTTTACAACTAGGCTAATTTTTTCGGCTAGGTAACGACTAGCAGGAGCAGTACAACCTGAGAAAATAGGATTGTCTTTACATGTATCTTCAAGGATTTGTTCACTAAATCCATAACGACCACTACCATAAGCTAGGGTCATTACAGGTCTTTTACAAACCTTACGTGTGATACCGTGATTAGTCCAAAGTTGTGCTAGGGTCTTTGTGCCGTATTTAATCCCCTCATACTCCTCAATACCTTCTTCAGTATCTTCTTTTGTCTTATAACGTTTATCAACTTTAAAAGGTTCATCTGCTGTACCATTAACTAGGTCGTCTTGCACTAACTTAATAACTCCATCTGCTACTTCTTGATAGATATCATTAGGCTTCTCATTACCACATGTTAAGTTAACTGCATTGCCCCCTATAGGGTCTTGTAACATAGCACTGTAGTGCTGTAGACCACTACAAGTTCCATCAAATGCAATTGGAATACGACAAGTAAAACCAATGATACTAGGGTATTTTTTGCGGTAATCAATATATCGCTTCCACTCAAGACAAAAAGCTAGGAATTGGAGAGGTTCATCTGCTTGTTCCCACCACGTATACGCAAGTGGCTCTTCTGCACTTCTAAGAATATGTTCAGAGTTTTCATCAATCCATTCGCACTGAGCCTTATAGCCTATTTTGTCGTTGCCCCAAAGGTTTGAGCCTTGAATTTTAAATGTGTCTAGGTCTTCCTCATGCTTAGCAGGAGTTGGTTCTGCATAGAGTAATAGAGACTTCATAAGGTCATCACCTTGGTGACTGAAGAATGGAATAGGGTACACACGACCTCTAAAATCTATGTTGCAAGGGAAGTAAATTTTAGGGTACTTAGCAAAGTCTTTAGCTGTTCCTATTGTTTTATACATGCGTAAGGCTTTAGACTTTCTAGCAATTTCTTTCTGTATAATCTCTTTCATTCTCTTTTTGTGAGCACGTATAACATCTGCATTGGTCTCCCCTTCAAGATACGGAAGTTGTTCGTAAGGCTCTGTTCTTTCAAGTCCTGCACGGTCACCACCAATCGCAACTAGGTGGTTTACCACATTTAACACTTCTGTATTGATACAGTAGGCGGTCTCTTGGATTCTATTTACTGCATGCATGATTTCTGATAAGTCCACTTCCTGAAGTTTTCTTAAGTAATCCCTAGTGGTTCTTGCTCTCTTCTTTGTCCAATGAATTCTCATAAGGTCTTCAGGGTGGCTATAATAAGCTCCATCATAAATACTAGTCCACTTCTTAGGCGGTACTATTGTAGGAGCATTAATATTTACTTTAGACGCTAGGTTATCTATGTTCTTTTCCCAAAGTTCAATGAAGAAGTCTGTAGGCTCTAAATAAATTAGCCCCTTTGTCCCTCTTGTCGACAAGGTCACTAGGTCGGTATTTTCGACAAGTAAAATTACTAGTGCATTGCCCAACGATAACATTTCTCTATCAGTTGCCTTATAGAATTTAAATTGAGTGTCTTGCCCTGAAATTTCTTCTATGACATTCCACTTGTAACGGAAGTCATTCCGCTTGTCGACCTCTGCAATAACTCTCTTTTTCAAGTCTCTTGATTCTTGAAATTGTAGGTAGGCTTCAAGTTTACATTCATAATATAAGGCTCTTCCTACTTCTATAGCGACATTACTAATAGTCTTTTGTGGGGCTTTTATACGTGAGACATTATTTACTATTTTTTCAAACACAAAGGCACAAGAATTTTGAAGTACTAAATCATATCCTAAGGCTTCCACTAGGGCACTTAGGAGCTTCTTATGCTCCTTCTGCACACCTCTCTTAGGCTTGATTTCTTCAGTTAACCATGCACTAACTGCCTTTGCTAGGTCTTGTCCCACGTACTTCAAAAGTCTTGTGCCTACCGCTGTTTTGCTTGCTTGTCCTTTTTCTTCTTGCTCCTTGTGTTTTGTAATGAATAGCTCCTTTGCAAATTCTTTGTAGCTGTTCTCTAGTTTCAATTGGTCTTCAATAGTGTAAGTCTTCATTGTCTTTGTCTCCTTTAATAACTAGGTCGTTTTTCGCCTTATAGGGCGTCTCTGTAGGGGCTTCCATGTGTTCTCTTATGGAGCTCCTAAGGGCACGCACAACGACAAATAACGCCACCGCCTGAAGAAAAATAGGGCGGATTTCTTGAGTTATTCTATCGAACATTTATTTGAATATTCTCTATTATATCGAACATATTTACCTATTTAATAGCTTGTATGTTCGACAAAAAGAGCGTAAAATTGAAATTTTGGGTATAAAAAATAGAGGTAGCTGTTTTCGCTATCTTTAGTCACCTCTATATTTATTTTTATGTTCGATTTTATTTTTCTTCAGGTTCGATAATTTGGATAATACACCCTCTCATACCTGCTCTATAGATTTTGAATGATGTATTATATCCCTGATATTCAAATGCCAATCTCCTATCATCAAAAATAGTTAACCAATGCTTACATTCATATCTAAGAGAATAATGGGAAGGAATTGGAACACCTGCAGGAATTATGTAGGCGTGATAGTCCGCGTCCTCTCCAAAGTTTAGGCGGTAAACGCCCTCAGGACTTGACAATGTGAGAGACGCAATATCACTATCACCGATATAAGTTTTTTCAAAGTCTTTGTAAGTTTTGTTTGTAGTAGTCATGGTATTAATCTCCTTTTAAAATTACATGTACAGAATAAAGCGTGTTCCCTTAGTGTCTAGAGGTAACTCAGAATATTGTTCTCTGAGCTCCTGAAATAACTTGTCGTCTCTTTCGTCTATATCATAGACGGCAAGTATTTTATTTACTTTGTTACTCACGATAAGGGCTATTTCTTCACCACTTAAAAATTCACCATGGTGACTATTTGCAATCTTGTTATAACTCTCTAAAAATTCAACGTGTGTCATGTTATTCTTCTCCCTTCCATTCCTTTGGTACTTTAATGACTACATCAGTAAAACAATATAGCCAATTGCCACCGTGGGGTTCTACTTCAAAGACCCCACCATTTTTTATAATGGTTGCCTTTAGACCGTCTAATGTACTTGCGTGCGTGACATAGATTACTCTATTTTTAATCACGTATATAAGCACATAGGATTTTTTAGGAATGTCCTTATAGCGGACGACCTCAGCCGTGTTATTCGGTACTATGTAATACCATTTATTTAACACGTGCTTTCTTAATTCTTTATTTAGTTTTTCAATTTTGGTCATGTCTTTTGTCTCCCTTTAGTCTTCTAATAGTGCTAGTAGAGTTGTACCGCTGTTATAGTGAAAGTTATACAATGTTTCTAGAGTCTCCTCATCGTTTGTATCTAGTTCAATATCAAATAAAGCCTTGCAAAAACTTTCATAATCGTTAGACATCATTTCTAAAATGTTCTCTTTATATTTTTCAATTTTTGCTCTTTTCATTTCTTTATCTGAATTTTTCATTGCTTTGATTTGTTTTAAGTATTCTTGTTTCAT